ATCTGGCAAGGTGCTGATGCATCTGAAGGTGAGTACGATGGCTTCACAGCTTTGTTGGCTGCTGATGCTGATGTTATTGATGTAGTAGGTACTACAGTTACTGCTGCTAATGTTATTGACGAATTGGGCAAGGTAGTAGATGCTATCCCTAGCTCAGTATACGGTAAGGAAGACTTGTACATCTACGTTTCTCAGAACATCGCTCGTGCTTATGTTCGTGCTTTGGGTGGCTTCGGAGCTTCTGGCTTGGGTGCTAATGGTGTGAACAACGCTGGTACTACTTGGTACAATGGCGGTGATCTAGCTTTTGATGGCGTTAAATTGTTCGTATGTTCTGGTATGCCAGACAACGATATGGTAGCGGCTCAGAAGTCTAACTTGTTCTTCGGTACTTCTTTGTTAGCTGACTGGCAAGAAGTGAAGCTACTAGATATGGCGGACTTAGACGGCTCTAAGAATGTTCGTGTCATTATGCGCTTCGCAGCTGCTGTACAGTTCGGTATCGGTGCTGACATCGTATACTACACCTAATCACTAGGTAGATAATAACCATAGAGGGCAGGTAGGCTAGTGCTTGTCTGCCCTTTTTTAATACTATAAACAAATGGCTTGTACATTAACAAAAGGAAGAAACGAACCCTGTAAGGACGTAGTAGGTGGTATTACCGCTGTGTACTTTGCAGACTTCGACACATTGGGAGCAATTACTTACGATGCTACTGATACGGATGTTATCGACTCATTCGGTGGAACACCTACTTGGTTCAAGTTTGATGTAAGAGGTACGTCTAGCTTTGAACAAGCTGTGACATCTTCTCGTGACAATGGTACTACATTCTACGAGCAGACATTGACATTGAACTTTAAGAAGCTATCTAAGCAAACACACAACGAGGTTAAGTTGTTGGCTTACGCTCGTCCTCACGTTATCATCGAGGATAACAACGGCAACCAGTTTATGATGGGCTTAGAGTACGGTGCTGAGGTAACAGGTGGTTCTATCGCTACAGGTGCTGCTATGGGAGATATGAGTGGATACTCTTTGACCTTTGGCGCACAGGAGAAGATTCCTGCTAACTTCGTAGATGCAACTATCACAGCAGATGCTTCAGAGATTGACGATATCTAATAGCTGAATAGTCTAGAATCAAGAAAGCCCCTCCTATATGGAAGGGCTTTTCTTTTTGGTAGCATCGCTACCTAGAGAGATGAGTGGTGCAAATATAACCATTCTATTCCTTTTGGGTTTTATAATTAGATGATTATTGTAGAAGAAAATACAACGGCTACTATCAAGATGTACCTCCGTGACTTTACTACGGAGAGCTTTGAGATAGAGATAATATCCGAAGACCAAAGAAAGGAAGTGGTAGACACTACTATCTCTGGTACTTGGGATGACTTTGCTAAGGTGCTTACCTTTACCTATGATGTCTCTGCGCTGTCTAGCGAGAGCTTCTATGTGGTCAAGATATGGGAAGCCTCTAAGGTGAAACTGCTCTCACAGGACAGGATGTATATTATACCTTCTGGTTCTAGTGTTGCAACGTATCAACCGAAACTAGCGACCACAGAGAAAACAATGAATAACGAGTTCAAGATATATGGCGAATAACGTAAACTTCATCCAGCTATCAAGCTACACATCTCCTGTTATTTCGGAGAACAGCCGACTAGGTTGGGTTGAATATGGTGATGATAACAACTACTTTCAGTATCTGATTGACAGATACAATGGCTCACCTACTAACAATGCAGTAGTATCTGGAATTATAGACCAAATTTTTGGGCAAGGTTTAGATGCCTTAGACTCTGGCAAAAACACGGAGGGCTACCTCCAATGCCGTAGTCTCATCAAGGACGAGGAACTCAAGAAGGTCATCAATGACTACTACCTACTAGGTAACGGAGCATTCCAAGTCATCTACAACCAAGACAAGAGCAAGATTGCTGAGGTACATCATATGCCTGTAGAATGTCTACGAGCTGAGAAGTGCAACGAGGAAGGCGAGATTGAGGGATACTACTACGCATACGATTGGAGCGAGGTGAAGTCTAAGAAGGGTGCAGACCGCATCCCTGCCTTCGGCTATGGATCAGCAGCCGATAAGATAGAGATACTATACTTCCGTCCTTATCGTAGTGGCTCATACTACTACTCTCCTGTAGACTATCAAGGTGCGCTACCATACGCAGAGCTTGAAGGTGAGGTAGCCAACTACCACATCAACAATATCAAGAACGGTCTCAGTCCGTCAATGATTCTAAACTTTAATAACGGAGTTCCCCCAGAGGAGGAGCGTGATATCATAGAATCACAGATTCGCCATAAATGGAGTGGATCATCTAACTCTGGTAAGTTCATCCTAGCCTTTAACGAGAGCGCAGATAGCGCAGCTACGATAGAGCCAGTACAGTTGAGCGATGCTCACAATCAGTACGAGTTCCTATCTAGAGAGTCACAACAGAAGGTACTAGTAGGTCACCGTATCACTAGTCCTATGCTGTTCGGTGTTAAAGACCAGACAGGACTAGGTAACAACGCAGACGAAATCAAGACAGCATTCCAGCTCTTTGATAACACGGTCATCAAGCCAAAGCAAGACCAAGTCATTGCAGCACTTGAACAGATACTAGCCTACAACAACATCGCTCTAGACCTATACTTCAAGACTCTTACTCCTATCGAGTTTATGGACTTGCAGAATGCACAGACTGCGGAAGAGGTAGAAGAAGAGACTGGCGTGAAGGTTGAAGACCAACCAGCACAAGATACCGAAGCAATAGCAATCGAAAAAGATCCAGAGGTGGCAGAAGAACTAGTACAGAAGGAAGCCTCCTACAATGGGGCGCAGATTGCAGGAGCTATCGACATTATCGCTAAAGTGACAGAGGGTATCCTTACGGAAGACCAAGCTATCACGTTCCTTGTACAGATGCTTCAGTTTGAGCCTAAGGTGGCGAATGCATTGTTTAGCGGTGACAGCTCTAAGGTACTCACAGAGATGAAGTCTCACGATAACCACAACCACTCTAAGGACACACCAGCCTTCACCAAAGAGGATGAGGCAGAGTGGCTAGAGTATCTAGCTGACAAGGGAGAGACCATTGATGAAGAGGAGTGGGAGCTATCTTCTGTTGAGGATGTAACCGATCCAGACAATGAGGATGCTATAGTCAAGGCTATCACCTCTATTAAAATGTCAGCAGAGGACAAGTCCTCACAGGATGCTGGTCTGTACAAAATCAGATACAGATACTCTGGCAACCTAAGTGGTAACTCACGCCCATTCTGTGTAAGTATGGTAGGTCTATCAAAAGGCGGTAAGGTATATCGCAAGGAGGACATAAACCAGATGAGCTTCTCTGGGGTGAATGGACAGTTCGCTCCTAAAGGTCGCTCTGTATACTCTATCTTCAAGTACAAGGGCGGAGCATACTGTCACCACAAATGGGAACGCCTAGTCTATATGCGTAAGCGTAAGGGCGGCAAGTTCTTGCCTAAGAGCAAGACTGAGGAACTAGAAAACGATAAGAGAGTAAGCCCTAGCGCAGCTAGGTCAGCAGGTGTACCAGAGAGCAAGTTGAACCCGAAGGACTACGAGACAGCGAATACTCGCACTATTGATATGCCGAATAGAGGAAAATTAAACTAAAATGGCGCAGGTACTATTTGTCAGCCCAGCTGACGTCATCAAGAGAACAGGGATTAACGGCAACGTGGATAGAGACCAGATGATACAATTCATCAAGATTGCTCAAGACATCCATATCCAAAACATACTAGGCACGAAGCTATTCAACAAGATAGCTAGTGACATAGATGGGGATACCCTCACAGGTAACTACCTAACCCTATTCACCGACTACATACAGGATATGGTGATTCATTGGGCAGCCATTGAGATACTGCCGTACATCCACTTTAAGGTGGCTAACGGAGGCATCTATACTAAGAGCGCAGAGAACGGTACAACAATCACGAAGCAGGACTTGGACTACCTAGTACAAAAGGAGCGAGACATAGCAGAACACTATAGCCGTAGGTTCGTAGATCATATGGCATTCTATAGCAGTCGCTACCCAGAGTACAACACGTCAAGCAATGACGATATGTACCCTAGTAAGAATCAAAACTTCAATGGATGGGTTTTGTAGTGAAGAAGGTATACAAGCCGAAGGCGGAGAACATACAGAAGCTGAAACGCTACCTAATGAAAAAGAATAAGAACAATGGCTAACACAATAGACTGGGGTAAGATATACGAGACTACTAACTTCGGTAGCGGTAGAGATGACAATAGCAACGATTGGGGCATTACTTACAAAGACTTAGGTAAGGCAGGAGGCGTTACTCCTATCTTAGATGACTACGATAACGCTGTGGTTGGTTACAGCCTACGCAAGTTGAGTAGTAGCTATACAGGCAACGCTATTCAAGTTACTCCCGATGGCTCTACATTTACCGATATTGGGTTTGATGCAGACGGCAATCTAGACACGGCAAGTCTACCGAGCGATAGCAACCTATATGTGAACAAGTGGTACGACCAAGCAGGTACGAAGAATTTAATAAATACTAGCTTTTCCTCAATGCCTATAATCAAGTCGGGTGGTAGCGTTATAGAAGTAAACGGTAAACCTTCAATATCTTTTGATACTTCAAAAGCTATGTATACCGAAGGCGCACTATCCGACCAAGTAGATATACCAAGTAAGAACCTTACGCATATTCTTGTTACCGATTTAGATACCGACCCTTCTTTGCGTGAATATGCATTAATTGGCACTAGTAGCTCAAATGGTCGTTGGGAATTTAGGGGGACATCTGCTGGTAATAGGTTTACTTATCAATCGGGTGGACAAGCCTTTTACTTTTACACGCCAACAGGAGGGTGGCCTATATCCCTATTTGACCCTAACATCTTTATTGTAACACACGGAGACGTAGGCGGTAATGTGAAGTTTTACATAAACGCAGATAA